ATCTCAATATAGTTTGGTTCTTGTAGTGATACACCAAATGTTCCATCACCAAACATTAATTCATATCTTTCAGAGTCAATCTCTTGAAGGAAGTATACGGGTGAGGATGGTCCTACCTCAAACAAACTATCAAACTGTTTAAAGGTTCTAGTGACAGTTGAAGACTGTGATTCTCTTACACTTACACGAATTAAAGAAGTATCAATACCAGCATTAGGTAGAATAAACTTCTGTGTTTTATTGCGTGATGATACTGTATAAGTTTGTTTTAAGTATGTACCTTGGAAAATATCAATATTGGTAAAGTTTGCAATTCCATCAGAATCGACTGGAACTGTAATATCATTTGGAATTGAGAATGTATATGATTTCTTACCAGTTTCACCAACAATTGCTACAATACCAGATTTTAAAGTAACAGATGTTGATGTGCCACTAGACACATCTACTAAGAAAGAAATATTAGCTACGGATGCTTTTCTTGACCTTGGAAGATATCCAATGTTTCGAGATAGTGATACAACATTTTCTCTCAATGTTGCACTATCAATGAATACTTCATTCGTCACCATGTTGGCGTTGTATGAAGTAATATAAGTGTTATATGCTAGAGTATCGATTATCGTAGATAAGTTCGATCCTTCAAAGTCATAATCCGTGAAGTTTGAATTAGCACGAAGATAATCTTTAATGGATGCCTTGATCTGATCGAAATCTAGATTACTAAAATTTACTAGAGGCATTTATCTGGTAAGCTCTAAGGCGAATGAGAGTTGTTGTGTATCAAGGTCAATACCAATGATTTGGTATTTAATTACAATGTCATATTGATTTTCATCATAATTAGGAGTAACTGTCACTTTGTCAAGATTGACTCTTGGTTCAAAACTATTAATAGTTCTTTCAATTTCTGACTTGAGTGATACTGAACTAATTTGATCCATAGGATCAAACAACATTTCATTTACCCTACTACCAAGAAATGGATTGAAGGGTTTATCACCGCGGTTGGTGAAGATTAAGTTACGAATAGAACGAGCAATGGCATTAGCGTTCTTCAGTACAATCAAGTCATCGTTTAACGGATTAACTTCAAAGATTGCACTGATGTCTTTAAACCCTTTGCTAATTCTTTCAGCAGGCACGTATTTGATACAACAAATCTACCTTATTTAGAACACTAATCCTCAGTTAGTGTTACCTGTTCAGAACTACAAGTACAGATATGATCAGGGTCAGAACAATCAGTTGTTTCAAAGAGTCCATCTGTATTCACCTTTTTCATTTGTCGAGGATTTTTCTCATCATTCGCGATCTCCCTTAGGAATTCCTGGTTGCTCATTTTCTCTCTCCTTAGCGGTTTTCCAAAAGTACTCATCTTCACGCCCCATACCCAATCGTTCGAATCCATTCTCTACAGAATAGTATTCAGTTGATACCTTAAAGTCAGGCATCTTAGGATCTACAGGTGTAAGACTATTATCAAAGATTCTCATACGATTGTTTGGATACAAGGCATACTGACCATTATCCAACTCAATCAGATTATGAGACTTATGTTCTGCAGGATTCTCAGATGTTGCATAATCAATCACATCTGGATCTGCATGATAGTTGTCAATGGTACAGATGTAAGTACCCTTCATGATATCATGATCTCTTGTATATAGTTCAAAATCCATCGATCCAATGAACTGTTTTGCAATACTTACTACACCATAATCCATACAGTTCCAAAACTGTAAGTTAGGTAGGTTCATATCAGGTGTTGGTGTCTTTGGTTCTGATACAAACGCACTGATAGGAAGTTTATCATACATTGCTGCATACTCTGGGAGATATGTCTCAAAGTAGAATGCACGTCCTGGCATACTCTTACAAGACACCCAGACACCCTTTACAAACTCTCCGTGACCAGATTGATGATCTGTTAGATATTCTTTTCTTACCCACACTTCTACTGCAGGAAGATTACAAATCAAAGAAGCCATACGCAATAAAAAAGACCCTAGTATGTAGGGTCTCTAATATTAACGTCCTTGTCCTCGGTAACGTTTGGGTTTGTTATTACTAGAACTAGATGCGTACTTGGTATGTTGTCCTGAACCCTGTCGTGTTTTCTTGGGCTTGGTTTCAATGAAGGTTCCACCCATCAATGAACGTTTGAACTTTGCCATAGTGTGTTGTGTCTACTTGTATATTATAAAGGGGTTAGAGAGGATCCTAGGACCCTCTGTGACAGTTTATCAAATGACTCTCATCTTCTCATGTCCAACACGGATACGAGGATCACACCAGATATCAATACCAGCTTCGATAGCATCCAAACAGAAGGATACATCTTCACCACACATATCTTGTACTGCTCCAGATTCAAAGACTTGCATCTTAGGAGCGAACCATGGATACTTCATCTCAGGATGTTCGAATACACCCTTCTTAATCATCAACCAACCAAACCCTGCATAATCAACAGTGAAAGGCTTCTTACGTTTCTGAATACCATCAACCATCTCATGATTCATGACACCACCGTTATTACGGAAGTCATCTTCATCCAACCAGTGAGCAACTGATGTAGTACGTCCATCTTCAGTAGCATACCAACCACTGACAATTTGTTTCTCTTCACCTTCAGCTGGGATTGCCATATCACAGAGTTGCCAGAACTTCTCTGTATTGAAGACAATATCACTATCAATCCACAACTGATAATCATACTCTAGTTTACCATCCCAGGGAATCTGATCTGGTCCACGAAGTACATTAGCACCCAGACACTTACAACGAGCAAAGTTCACCATGGAACTATAGTCTTGTGAGATCTGAATACTCATTTGGTTTTGAACCATATCAAAACACAATTGTACAAAGTTCTTCAGGAAAGTGAATGAACATCCACGACCTGGAAGACAGAAGACAATTGTCTTACCACGCATTCGTTCTTTGATTGCGTCAATATCCCATTCAGGTTCTGAACTAGCTTTCTTAGTAGTATTGGGCTTTGCTGCTTTTACTGTAAATCCTTTGGCCATGAGTTAATTAATCACTCCATTTCATTCATTATTGTATACGATATTTAGTTGTTAGTCAATCCGTTTCACAAGTCCATATTCAGATAGAACTTCATGAAAGATCTCTTTCAGTTCTTCTCTTTCCTTGGGTGTGAATACATTGTTAGGACGGACTGGAAGGGGTCCAGGATCCCCTCCAGTGTTCTTCTTTACGAATGAGAGACCTTCACCCTCTACACTCATATTCTGTGTACTCATCTTCATTAGTAACTAGACTCCTCTAATACCTTAGCGTCACACACTTCATAAGTACACTTCACTCCTTCCATAAAGTAATACTCCCATAGACCGTTGAAACTATCCTCGTTCAGATTGTGATGTAGACACTTGTCATCTGAGTAGATGTGATACACTTTGTTCAACATAGAAACCTCCTAAGGTTACACGTTATCTAGTAGTTCTGAAAGAATGTTATTTTCTTCCAACTGACGCGGAAGTTGATAGTTCATTACCAATAACTCTTCTTTCTTGTTGCCATTCTCTTTACGATGTGCAAGTGAATACCGAAACTCAAATGTTTCCATATGATAATCAGCAAACTGTTCACGTAACCATGGATGTTCATTATAGGTGATCATCCAGTTATGTGGGGTATCCTTACAAGCCTTAACAAAGTCTTCATGAATAAAACCCGTATGCATCTCCTTGTTCTTACCATATAACATATCCTTAATTAGATATGGTGGGTCCAAGAATACAAAGACATCCTCACCAGGAGCCGTCATCAAATCCCGATAGTCCCCATTCGTAATCCTCCATGGTTGTATAAGAGATGAAATCTCCGGTAATTTTTTAATCTTAACCTGATTGAAGATTGTATTCTTATAAGAGTCACGAATAAACGCATTCTTATTCTGTTCTGTAAATCCCCCAAAGGACGACCGGTTCAGAACATAAAAGGCGGTTGCAAGATCATGTGGATCTGTAGAAGTATTGATTAACTCTCTCATCTCTCCATAGAGATCTCTGTGTTTCTGTTCTAACTCAGTAACATCAGTAGCTACACAAGCTTTATCTTTTAATTCTAAAATACGATTTGTGAGACTATCTGAGTTATTCTGTAGTTGTGTCCAGAAACAATACAGATTATAATAAAGATCATTCACCCATACAGGAGTCCCTGGATACATCGTAGAGAATGCAAGTGCACAACTACCACCACCTAAGAACCCTTCCCGATACTCCTTGATCTGTGAAGGTATCATATTCTGTCTGAAGAGATAATGGATAATCCTTGACTTACCTCCAGGATACCTCAGACAATTTGGATACTTCTTCCTCTCTTTAATAGCAGGCATGGGTGTTCTCTCTGATACACTTGGGAACAGCCTTATTATAACCTCTGTGGGGGATTCTGTCAAGCACTACGTTTAGGTTTCACCATGCTTCCTGTGAGGATCGAACTCACCTTAGGCAAATTATGAGTTTGCTGCATTCACCAGATTGCTAAGGAAGCTTATAGGGGGGTATTTTTTATGGGGGGAATTTTTTCTGAGGGCTCGACATAGATTTCGAAAATAATATACGGAGATATTTCTCTCGCTCTTTGTCACCTTTGTAGGTTAGGAAAGTTCGAAAAAGTTCATACCCCCCCTTCTTACGTTTTACGTTTTACGTTTCTTACGCCATAACATAATATCAACCATAATACATTTTACCATATAACTGGCATTT